CTGGTCGGGAAGCGCTCGGCCAGATCATCGGGTAACGACATCCAGGCTTCGCGCAGCCAAGCGAATTCGTGCTTGTGCGAAACCTCCGATCGCTGGCAAACAGGAACCATCAGATAGCGCTCACCTACCGCGTAGAAGGCATCGGCGCGCTTCGGTTGGAGAGGCTTCATAGCCTCGCCGTCCCACTGAAACGCTACAGGAGGGGTTGCGTCGGTCATGCCGCGACCGCCTCTCCGCGGCGCCTGATCTGCGCCACAACCTCGTCAAGCTCGGCGTTGAAACGGTCGATTTCGGTTGCGAGCCGCTGGATGTAGAGCTCGTCCCGGTGAACCCGCTTCACGAAAAGCGGCATCTTCGGCCAATAGATCGCGATATCCCACCACTGGCGCTTTGCAAGCCAAAGCGTGCCTTGAACCTGAGCCTTATGCTCGGGCGGAAATTCGTCCTTTAGGATCACTTCGGCCAACAGGTGGGGCAGTTTGGTTTTGATCTCGGCGCCGCCGTCCTCGCCTATCAGGCTGTCGGGCGAGCAACCGGCGCGGCCGTTTCTGATGAAGGCAACGCGGTGAAGCTCGGCGCCGGTCTGGAAGGCGTAGAGGTCGCGGGCCTCGGCCTCCATCGCGTGGCCGCGCTCGGTGTGATCGTTGGAAAAGCTTTCCATCGGCTCGCCGGTGATGATTTCGCCGGCCAGTTTGAGCATGTAGGTCCGGCGCGTCTTGCCTTCTCCCTTCGCAAGCACGGTCGCAAACTGCGAAGCGGTCGGGATGCCGGCACGGGCGCGCAACCAGGCTTCGGAGTTCTGTTCAATGTCGGTGATTATTTCCACGATCTGCCCTCAGTAGGTGATTGAAACGTGCGGGATTTTGCCGGCGGCGATAGCTTCGATAAGGGCGGCCGCCTCGTCGGCGTTGCCGGTCAGTACCTCGGAAAGCGCCAAGGTGATCTTGCTGTGAACCTTCGCGCGGTGCTTGGCGTTCGCCTCCCGCTTCTGGCGCGCGGCTTCCTCGGCGGCCTTCTGCTGCGCGGCGCGGGCGGCTTCCGCCTCTTGGCGCTTGCGCTCGGCCTCGATCGCAGCAGCTACGGCGGCGGCCTTGTCGCGCTCCGCCTTCTCGGCGCGTTCTTTTTCCCGGCGTTCCTCGTATGCTTGGCGCTCGGCGGCTTGCTGCGCCGCTACGCGCTCGGCCTCTGCCTTCCGGTCGGCTTCTTCGCGCTCGGCCTTCAACCGGCGCAGCTCGGCGAGCTCGGCGGCGTCGCGCTCGCGCTGCTCGGCAGTCTCCAGCATGGTTATCAGCGTCGCCATTGCCTCACTGCAAGCGGCGCTGGCTCGGTCGGCAAACTCTTGGAAATCCCGGTCGGCGGCGGCTTGTACTGACTGTATGCGCTCCCGAATGGTTTCCACGCTCGGCGGCGTGGCAAAGCGGGCGCTCTCGGCGAGGAACACTAAGGCGCTCTCATGAAGGGCGATGCGATCGTCCTCGGCCTGCTCCCATGCGGACAGCGGGCCGCGGACTTCCTCCTTCAAGGCGTCCAGCCGATCGCGGATGATGCGCCGCTCGGCGTCGATCGCGCCGGACTTCTTCTTGATCTCCGCAACCAACTCCTTGCCCATATCGTCAAGGGCTGTTTTGGAGCGGGCAACCTTGTAGGCAACCGATTTGATGCGCTCCCGGCCTTCCGGGGTGGCGATGTCGTAAGCCTCGGCGCGAACCTCGGCCTCGATCCTGGTCAGGATCGTTTCAACGCCACCCGGCGCGAAAACCGTTTCGGGCGTTAGTGCGGCGACGTCGATTGAAACCAGCGCGTTCATGTCAGACCTTCCGGAATTTATTGATTGCGGCAATGCAGGCGTCGTAATGCTCGGCAGGGATACTCTCGATCCGAGCTTGCTTGGCCCAATGCAGGAACGCCGTGGGGCTTGCGCCCTTGGCTTCCAGGGCGTCCCTGATGTTGTCGGCCTGATCCTGGGTGATTGATCCCGCCGGCGGCGTGTATGCTTCCGGCTCGGCCTGCTGCTCGCTGCTGCGGCCGTCGTCGTCTTGGGCGGCGGCGAGGCCAAGCGCGGCTTTCAGCGTGTACCGCTGCAAATAGGTGATCGTTGATCCAACCTGCTGGATCGCGTTTTTCTTGCCGCTGTCGTCGCGGCCGGCGCTGAGGGTGGTTTCCTCGAAATGCCCGTCACGATGGGACACAATGCAGGTTACTCGAACGGGCTCGTTCGGGTTCGACGTGACACGAAAGCGGTAGGATAAGCCGTACCTACCCAAGATCGGGTCAACGGTGCGCGCGATCTCGCCCATATCTTCGTGCCGATATTCCGTGCGGTCGCCGCCCTTCGTATCGAAGCCGACGAGGCGGTTTTTCCTAATGACCGGAATTTCCGCTTTGGCTGCGGCCATCGCGTTGTCGAATGCCTTGCGGGCGGCGAAACTGTCCATCTCCTTCATCAGCGCGACGGCTTCGCGGTACATTTCCACGTTGCCGGTTTTCATCGCGGCTTGAACGATGTCGAGCGGCGCCGGCTTGTCCTGCTGGGCGATCGGAACATTAATGATCCGGATCGGCGTAAGGTTCTCTTTGGGGAGAGGTTCGGACATTATGCGCGCTCCAGAACTTTGGTGATGACGGCCAAGTCAGCCGCTTCGGCTGCCAGCGGGTTTTCGGCCATGATCTCGCCGACCTTGAATTGCGTCAGAAGGGCGTCGGTATCCTCGCTGACCTCGCCGAGCGCCAGAAGATCGGCCATCGCCAGCTCGTACAGGCGGCGGGCTTCAGCGGTCGTCTCGTCGTATTCGCGGTCAGCGGCCTCGCGCTCGCGGGTCCAGCGCGGGGCACCGCGGTAAGCCGAAGCAACGGCCATCCGCTCGTTGTAGCGGGCGAGCTGGGGCTTGGTGACTTCTGAAAACCACTTGCCCATGAATTCTTCGTCGGTCATGGCTCTCTTCCGTTATCGCTGTGGGGATGGGGATCAGGCGGCGAGCATTCGCTTTCGGATCACGAGCAGCCTGAGACAGAACTTGCAGGTAACTTCGGCCTCATGCTCAGTGACGTTCAGATCATCGCTGGCGTTGCTCATGCGGTTGCACAGCGTGCCAGTCAGGAAGTAGTCGCGGCGCTGGACCATCTTTGAGAGGTGGGTGACCGGCTTGCTCATCTGCGGCTCCATCGGGCGGCTTCGATGGAAAAAACCTATAATACGAAACCTATTTGGTCAATAGGATAAATCCGAGAAAGAGGAAAAATATTTAGTTCCGGATGGGAAACAGCCGGTTTCCGCGATAGATGAAAGGGTTAGCGGGCGAAGAAATTGCCTACGGTCACATGGCAGATTTGCCATTCGGACCGCTTCAGGGTGAAATCCTTGGGCGGATTGTACTGCCGGACATACCAAAGGTCGTCCGTAAACCGGCGCAACTCTTTGATAATGGCAAGATTATCGCCGTTTTCATGATGCGACCTGAAAATGCAGGTGTCGCCGGACCGCCAGGGAAGATGTGGGTTTACCAGCGCGATCGAGCCGTGCTTGTGGACCGGATCCATTGAATCGCCGGTCACGATCATTCCATAGCCATCCTCGACCCTAAGAAGGGGGTCAGGGCGGACTACCCAGTCCACCGCTCGATCTGTCACTATTAACGCCCCGCTGCCGCCTTGCGCGGTCCCAAAGACCGGCAAGTCATGATCCCCCACCAATTGCGCGCCTGGCATGAAATCAGACGGTGGTTGTTGGTTTTCAGGGAGCTTATGCCTCCGGGAAGAGCCGGCAATTAAACTTTCGCGTGCGCTCTGGTTTACCTTTACGTATTCCCTTTTAGGCAATTTTGATGACGGGCCGCGGAGTTGTTCCTCGGAAACCCCGAGCAGCTCGGCGAGCGGAAGGCGTGACTTTTCTGGCAGCTCGAGCGGATATCCTCGCTTCAGGAACTGCTGCAAATACGCATGATTCTTGCCGATCTTAAGCGATGCCTCAGACATCGTAAGACCGAGCTCCTCGAGCTTTTCGAGAATCAATTTGCGGACCACATCCATCCCTCCTTTGTAGGATTGTACCTATTCTTTAGGAAAGGAGGAATGCGCCTATTGACAGAATAGGTATCGTACTATTATCTTCCTCAATCATGGACCCGACCGCACAATTCATCGCTGAAATAGACGCCTTCCTGGAGCGGAGCGGTATGACGCCGACCGTTTTCGGCAAGGCTGCTCTGAAAGACCCGAATTTCGTTGGCGACCTGAAGAAAAAGGGCCGCCAGCCGACGCTGGGCGTCGTGGGCCGCGTGCACGAATTCATCCGCGCCAATGACCGCGCGTCGGCGGAGA